CAGGGGATGTGCATGCGTTGGTTTTGGGTCGTGACGGTTCAGGGTCGAGGGGTGGGTTAGGGTTCGAGTTAGGGTTCGACAAGTTCGGAGTGTTCGAAGGACCCCTCCAGGCGGAGTACCGGAAGGGTTGTCTGTGGTGTTGTGGCAACGGACACGCTCCCGGTGTGGTCCTCAACTTTCCCCTGTCGCCACCTGCCCAGCGCTTTAGGTTGATACACACGCCTTGTATCGAGGAGATCTACAATGGGGTATATGCTCCGTACGACGGTGGGGTGCCCGTCCCCGACCCTGAACCTTTGTTGCGCGGGTTGTCCGAGCTTTTGCAACTGACTTGACTTCTTTGGAGAGAAGGAGTACCATATTCACCGTGATGGTAATTCACCGTGATGGTAAATAACGCTTTTTTAGTAAATAACCCGGAAAGGGGTTCTAGTGCTTGATATCCAAAGCCGTGAAAAGACCGATAATAGTTGGAGTGCATGGATACCGGAAGGAGACATGTTCGTGGCCATAGCGCTTCGGCAGCTCGTTCGGGCGTTAGAGGACAGTTGTACGGAGCCCGTCTGTGCCATTACTGTTCGTTGGGCTGACAATGACAAGACGCAGTTTATTCTGGACGCCTGATGTTCAAGCTTGTCTTGAATAAGCCAGAAAACGATAATTACGCCGCTGTCGTTGTACGCTTGAAGGCGGTCGTTGACCTTCCCAAGCGTGACCTGATTGTGGGCACCCCTCTGCTGGGGTGTCTACAGGCCATCGTGAGCAAGGGGGCCAAGGTGGGTGACATTGGCATCGTCTTTCCTCCCGAGACCCAGCTTGATCCCGAGTACTTACGGGAAAACAATCTTTATAGACACGGCGAACTGAACAAGGCTCCCGAGTCCAAGGGCTACTTCGAGGACAACGGACGAGTCAAGGCGATGAAGTTTGCCGGCAACCGGTCGGACTGTCTCTTCATGTCTCTGGACAGTTTGGCGTACACAGGAGCGGACCTTTCAGCCCTCAAAGAGGGGGACATCTTTGACGTCCTTGAAGGCCACCACCTTTGCAAGAAGTACGTGAAGAAGGTCAAGGTTCCTGGTTCGGGTGCCATCAAGGCACCGAAGTTCAAGCGGGTTAACCCGCAATTTTTTCCGCCCCACATCGATACGGATAATTATTTTCGAAACTCCCATTTGATTGGTCCCAATGAAATAGTGTACGTGACCCAGAAGGTGCACGGTACCTCTATCCGGATCTCCCACTCCCGGGTGGCACGCAAGCTGACCCTGCGGGAGCGCATTGTGAGCCGGCTGGGTGTAAACGTTGTGGATACAGAATTTGCCAACATTTACGGCAGTCGGACACAGGTCAAGGATGCCAATAACCCGAACCAGATCGACTGGTACGACCGCGATCTCTGGTCACAAGAAGGTAAAAAGCTCGACGGCATCGTGCCTTCTGAGTATATTCTCTACGGCGAACTGGTCGGTTACGTCAGTCCTGGCCGCCCTATCCAACCGAAGTACACCTATGAGATTCCTGACGGTGAATGCCGGCTGATGGTCTACCGGATTGCTCATGTGAACCCTCAGGGGCTCGTTACGGACCTTAGCTGGCCGCAGGTGCTGGTTGCCTGTGCTCAGTGGGGTCTGACGCCTGTCGTGGAGCTGATGAGGGGTTTTCACCAGGACTTCCAGAATGAGCATTGGAGCCTGACCGTTCCTGGTGCCCACGCTGCCCCATCCGCACAGGGTGCTCTTGGTTGGTTAGACAAGCGTTTCGCTGACCTTGATTTCACTGGTGCACTCCCTCTGGGCCCGGACAAGAAGCTGGTTGACGAGGGTATTGTGATTCGCGCCGATAACGGCTTCCGTCCTACCTTGCTCAAGGCAAAGAGCCCGGTGTTCCTAAGCTGGGAGACTCGTCAATTGGATGAGGAAGCGCCGGATCTGGAGGCGGATCAGGATGTTGTCCCATGACCAGGAGCTTGCCCTGTTGGGTAAGCAGGTAGAGGCTGTCCTCGACTTTGGGGATGTCTGGGTTGCGGGGACGGAGTTCGGTGACGCCGTGCTTCTTCGAAAAGACCCAGAGGTCGTTGCCCGAGGTCAGCTGATGTGTTTTGATGACGGTGGTGGGATTGTGCTGCTGGACGACAATGGGTTTCTTGCGTTCTGTTGGCCACGACTTAGGATGCGTTCCCGTGGCTAAGGATGACCTTGTAACGATCCCGTACGATGACCTGCAGTTGGTTTTGGCTTGCATATCAACTGAGCAGTTGGGATACGTTGTTGGGCTTAGGGACGCCGTAAAGCGTCTATACAGAGCTGTACCGTTATCGCAACGATGACGAGTAATGGGTGTGCCCTCGCCGACAATAAGGCATGGGCAATCAGTCGGATCTTGAAGATACGCTCGACGAACAGCTACGGGGTGGCGATGCCATCCCGCATGATTACGTTCGTCAGTTCCAATTCGCAAAGAATATAGGTCGTAAGTGGAAGTCCGACTTTGCCTGGGTGGATCAGAAGCTCCTTGTTGAGGTGGATGGCGGGACGTGGAACGGCGGTCGTCACACAACTGGTGCTGGTTACCATGAGGATAGCATTAAACTCAACACGGCCACCTTGCTAGGTTTTTATCAGCTTCGTGGGGACTCTAATATGGTTAAAGACCGTAGCCTTTTGGCCATGATTATCCAGTTCTTCGAAAACCTTGCCGTATTCTGACCCTGTAGTGGTTCTATGACCAGGAGAAACACCGGAGACGCCCCGCCTCGGTCAGACAAACCACCCTCACTGGGACAGTACATCCTTGGTCACAATCTCTCTGGTCCGTACCCCTATCACTGGGCGACCTTTATTTGTGGGTTCCCGCTCAAATGGTGGTGCCGGACAGTTTGGTGTCGCCTGAGAGGGCACCGCTGGCGCCAGACCATGAAGGGTATATACACAGAGGGTGATCACGAGAAGATCTACGGTCGCCAGTGTCTTCGTTGTTGGCTATCCGAGGACTGTCCTTGTTTGGGGTGTATACACATCCGCGTTGGTCACTCTTCGGACACGTAGCGCTCCCGGCACAGCCGCCTCTGCGCCTCCCTGCGCCTGTTGGGGATGGTTGATGCACGAAGATGAGTGAACGGGTTCATGCGTCCCCTGACGTCCGCCAGCGTCAATCGTGGAGTCAACCTGTTCGGTACCCGTTTAGGTTGAGCCATATCGTTGCCTCCGATGAAGTGATCGGCGTTCTGATCCATTCGCCGTTTAGAGTATACCACTTGTGAGTGTCATTGTCTCTGAAGAGTCTTTCTTCTCGATTGGTGTGATGTTGCCAGATGTCATTGGGTTGCACGAAAACCTCCGAGGTGTAAACATAGTGGATACAGTTTTTTTCTTCATTCTGTCGATAACATATGGCAGACGGTAACCCTTATGTTCGGGTTGCTGGAGTTTGTATTGTAACTGCCCAGGTGGCTCCCGAAAAGGTGCTATAATCGCAGGTGAAGGGAGTTATTTATGTCCACAAATGCAAATGCTGTTGTTGAAGACGGGATCCCGGTTAAGATGCCTTCCGGTGCGGTATATCTTGTGCTAACGCAAGGCGAAGCCGAGGGGCTTACTGAACGAGTTAAGGCGTATACGGACGCGTTTCATTTCTCCAACGTGTCTGATCTGGCCAGTCTGGACCTTATTCTCCAATTGGAGACGTTGACCACAAGGTGGACTACTTACCTTAGTTTGGAAAAGGATTACGATAACAACACCCTGCTCAACGCTGGTTCTCTTCGGCGGGAATTGGCCAACGTGTCAACTGAGTTGCGTCAGCTGAAGGAATCGGTGGGGGTCAACAAGAAAACACGGGATGCGGATGCAGCGACAGACGTAGCGTCCTACCTGGAAGGACTGCGTATGAGGGCCCGGGAGTTTGGCATAATGCGCGACATGCAGTGTGCAAAAGCCGTGGAACTGGCTCAAGATCTCGTCGCCATGTACGAGTTGTGGTTGCGTTGCGATGAACAGGAGCGTCAGACGAACCACGCTACTCCTGAGGACGTTCTCCAGTGGATCGGAGAGTTCTTTATCCCGCAGTTCCAGGCAGTGGATGAGCATTTCAGAAACGTGAACCAGCGCGCCTGGATCCAAACGGGTGGTGTGTGATGGCTTTTAAGAAAAGTGACGAGCCGGCGAAGACCGTCAGGCCGATGCCGAGCGGTGTTCCCGCCTACCGCGTGAACGTATGGGTGAGAGTAACTGGTGTTGCCAGTGCTGCCGATGCCGAACAGAAGGTGATAGACCTGCTATACCCGCTCCCCTGGGTCGCCGGTGTGCGTTCGACGACAGAGGACCGGGAGAAATCTTGAGTGAGACCACCAAGACCTTTGTTGGAGGGCATGATAGGGTCAAGAAGACAGACATATCTGAAATCGTTGAAATGAACAGGGGAGTTAAGCGGCTCCCCTGGGAGCGACGTGCGGCCCTGATTAGAGCCACTTTCCCAAGTATCGTCGATGTGGACTGGATCTCTGCATTCGACGACATCGACATGATGGGACAGCTCATCCAGGACGTCCTCAAAGTTGACGCTTCAGACCATCACACAGATGGTCCTCGTCCCCATGTTCTAATGGAACAGGGGTTTCCTCGGATGCAACAACTCTTTGGTCAGGACTACTCTGAGCTGCCCTTCACCGAAGCCTTCCGTTCTTTAGCTACTGGCGAGTATGTTGCTAGCGAGAATCCCAAGGAGGCCCGCAGTTGGCATACGTTATCCACGCGGGCGTTGGAATCCAAAATCGGGCTAAGCCACATGCAGGTATTTAGGCTGATGCGTGGTGACCGGCAGCCGTCGCTCAGACAGATGGAGATGATTGCCAAGGCTTTCGGTAAGAAGCCCGGGTGGTTCCTAGATTACCGTATCGGTATCATCATAGCCATAGTGGCGGACCGGATGGTCAAGTCCCCCGAAATGTCCATAAAATATTTCCAGAGGGTGACGGGGGAGCGATGAGTGACGCTGCCTCCATGCGCCTTAGGGATATAGCAAGAAAATCCCTAGCGAAAAAGAAGTTGGACCAAATACGGCTTCGAGGTCAGGGTGTATTCGACGTCGAGACCGTTTTTATCTCCGATCATCCTCCGGATGACCCGAGCATTGAGGCCCTGGTAGACAACTACACACCCCTCTTGCGGGGACTGGCCGAATTGTTGGAGTTGAAATGAGCGTCCTTGAAACACTCACCGACGATGAGCGTTACCTTTTTTCGATTCTCCAGGACCAAAGTGGTGTCGATCAGTCCGAATTCCTCTTCGTAGATCGTCAAAAACCGGACAACTGCTTCCGGGTCCGACCGTATCAGTGGGGTTGGTTCCGGTCCATGGATCCTCAACAGGTTGAATTGAGCAGTCGTACCGTGGGCAAGTCTCTCGGTATCCAGCTTCGCGCTGTGGCACACGTGCTGATTAATTTCGGCGCTGACATGGGCATAACCGCTCCTGAGCTGAACCACCTCGAACCAATCCTGCAAGCCATTGAAGACAGGCTTCTTTCTTGTCGGCTGACAAGAGAGATGCTGCCCAAGGGGCGTTTCTCGGCTACTGGTGGTGGAACCCGTTCGATCAGTCACCATCCCTTCATGCTCTCGACGGTGCTCAACACTCGTATTCTCGGCCGGCTGCCCCAGAGGGATGGTCACGGCGTAAAAGGGCTGCACGTCAAGTGGCTGGAGCTGGACGAAGCGCAGGACTACCCCGACAGAGGCTATCGAGAACTGATTGAAACGTGTACCGGTGAGGGGACCATCTGGCGTACGCATGGCGTGTCCAGTGGTGTGGGTGGGTGGTTCTACGACATATCCAAGCAGGCCGTTGATACACCTCCTCTACGTGAGACGCCCAAGAAGAGTGATGCTGACTGGACGATTCACCGACTTGTTGCGCAGTGCCGACCTGACTGGACGGACATGGAACGTCAGGGAAAGATTGACAAGTACGGATCTCGGGATGATCCTGACTATGGACGTAACGTCTTGGGGCTACCGGGGCCCGCAGAGAACATTATCTTTGTTCTTCGTCGACTTGTCAAGTGCACCGACGACGTCCCGGATAGTCCCTATAACCAGGACGAATACGCTCACATTACGATACGCGATGCTGACATGCAACGAGAGGGTGTCTCCATCCTCGACTTTATTCAGCTGCCGGTATCTCACCAGGTTTACGGGAACATTTACATCGGTATGGACGTCGGCTATGTCAACGACCCTTCCGAGATTTTGGTCTTTACCGACTACCTGCCGAGTGTTGCTGAGCTGAGGAAGTGTCGGGAGGATCACAAGGCTGTTCCCAAGCACTCGGATGGTGATGAGGCGGGGAAGCGCCGGTTCAAGTTGTTGACAAGGATCTCTCTCGTTCGTATTCCGTCGCCAGACCAGATGGAGGTCATGCTCTACCTCATCGACTTCTACAAACCCGTGGCCTTTGCCATGGACAAGACGGGCAACGGGTTGCCGTTGTACCAGGATGTTACCCGGGAGCTGGAGAACAAAGTCAACCAGACCCGGTCGGCACAGGCTCGTTATGCCCTCAGCATCATGAAGGGCTATAATTTCTCCGAAAACGTGCTGGTGGAGATAGACCCCGCTCAAGAACTTGCGCCAGGGTTGACCATAGACGAAAAAGCCGACGAGGCTGGTATCTTCCGGAAGGTCATCGAGGTGTCTACGGATGCCCTGCGAGACCTAGTCGACAACGAACGTATGTGGTTGCCGTGGGACCGAGAGCTCATAGGGCAGTTCAACGGGCAGACCTTCCACTACTCAAAGGTCACTACTGACGCCTATGGCCGGCGCCGGCTGTTTAGTCAGGGTGACTTCCACTGTCTGGATGCAGCCCGGATGGCTGCCCTGGCTCACAAGCAGCGCCAGATTGAAGAGCTGTTGGCTACCCGTGAGGCGCCACGTAAGCCCGTCTTGGACGTTTTCCGAGTGATGCCTTCTATGAGTTCCCGTCAGGGTGCAGGTTGGTGACCAAGTAACAACCCGTCGCAAGCCGATAGAACTCTTGTGACCCCCGACGAACCTCTTTTTGCTGCTCTTTCCGGTCTTGATCCTCAACCATCCCGCGATTGGCTGGATGCAATGAAGGACGAGATTATGGGATATGCCACAGAATTGAAAGACCTGAATACAATGCCGTCCGATGAGGCCATGCAGTGGATATCTGCCATATCCGCCCGTGTGCACGAGATGATCATGGAAACCCTCAGGTCAGACGGCCGTCAGGCGACGAAGTGGCGTATTGATGGGTTGCTTACAACTCGTGACGAGTTGCGTTTTCAGTTCGAAGTTAGCAGCCGGCGTGTGACTTTGATGAAAATAGAGGCGGACCAACTAAGAGGCGAGGCATACTGATGGCAAAGAACCAGGCTCTCATCAATGACCCAGTTACCATTCGTCCGGTTGGTCCCGTACCTCCGATGACGGCTTCCAGCAAGCTTGGCCGGGCCATTCCCACTCGTCCTCGGACTCGCAGAGCGCCCAGGATCAAGAAGGACGCCCAGCTGACAGCCAGTTCTAACTCCGAAGACGTGGAGATTTGGCAGTCTTCTGATGGACGGATGGGGGCGGCAGTTATCAACCGGTCTGGTATCCCTACTCGCCAAGTGTTGGGCGGACAGTTTGAAGATCCATCGGTTAAACCCCTGATGGACGCCATGGTGACGTGGACGCACAACGTGCAAGGTGGACGGGGTGGTAGGGGTCGGCAGGGCAACTTGTACGAACGAGATCTGTTTGTCGTAGAGGACTCGTTCTTTGAACAGGTGGCGGCGGCGTACAACGCTGCTGACGATGATGTGGTGGGCGCATATCTGTCGTCCTCCGAGGCACTGGCTTTCGGTAATATCAAGATCGAATGTGACGATGAGGACGAAGAGAACATCTGGGAACAAATCACCGACAAGATCGACCTTTCTTCTCGTATGCGTGAGATCTGGCATGAGCTGGCTATAACGGGTCAGGCTTATATTGCTTCTTGGTATGGGACGCAGTCTTTCAAGGTGCAGGGCAAGAATACCGGGACTGGTGTCAAGCGCAAGAAACCTTTCAACAACCTGACGGTTCCACTGGGACTTACTGTTCTGGACCCATTCAAGGTGATTGCGACTGGGAACTTCTTGTTTAATCAGGAAACTCTAGTGTATATTGCGGATCCGACAGAGAAGGACGTCATCGACTCCTGGTTGCTGGGTGATAATGCTTCTGGCGCTGACCCCATCATTCAGCGTCTGATCGTGGCCAAGTACGAACCTGACTATCGTGACCGTAAAGAGCTGGTCAACATTGGTGGAGGTGGCTACAGCGTTGACCCCAACCGTCTGTACGTTTTGAATCCGAAGTACGTTTGGCGCCACACACTGACCCGGCCGGCTTATTCTCGGTTCGCTCCTGTTCCGATGCGTCGCATCTTTGAGCTGCTTGACCTGAAACGGCAGCTCAAGGCCGCTGACAGAGCAGCCCTTATTGGGGTGGCGCAGTTTATTATCTTGATCACCAAGGGTACCGACAAGCATCCGGCGGACCAGTACGAGATCGATTTCTTGCAAACTCAGGCTTCCACCATGGGAGGTTCTCCTGTGTTGATCGGTGATCACCGGCTGCACGTAGAAATTATCACTCCTAAGACTGAGCATATCATTGACGAGGGTCGCTACGGAGTGCTGAACCTGGCCATCCAGGGTTCTCTCTATGGGATGTTCATGACGACCCACGCCGGCAGAGACGATAGCTTGAAGCTTGCCCGGGTGGTTGCTCGTGGATTGGAGTCTCGTCGGGACATGCAACGTATGTCGCTTATGGACAACGTGTTCACGCCAATCTACGAGTTGAATGATTCTTTGACGGCGCTGCCAAGGATGGCTTTTCACCCCAAGAGAATTGCTCTGGACTTTGACCCGTCGCTGGCCACATACCTGCTTGACCTGCGTGACCGTGGCGATTTGTCTCGTAAGTCGACCCTGGCGGAAGTGGATTACGATGAAGCTGACGAGGCTAAACTTCGCCAGATGGAGATTGCCAAGTACGACAAGTTCTTCCAGCCTCCGGTAGCTACGCTAGCTCCTGCTAACAGCACAGCTCCCAAGCCTGGAGGTCCGGCGCCTGGGTCTCCAAGTGATCCTAAAGTCGCTGGTAGGAGTCAAGGAGGCAATCATGACCATGGAGGCAACGGGGGCAAAGCCCGTGGTGCTGGTCAAGCGCCGATCAGCGGGACGCCCAAAGATGCCCACGGTGGGACCTCTACTCCTCCCGGCTCGTCCGCCGTAAAGGGGATAAGGTCTCGCCCTAGGCTGGAGAAACATGGTCAAACGTCCGAGCTTGAGGATTCTGAATCGGCCGAGCTGGAGGATTCTGAACCAGCTAACGACGACTGATGATCTTTGTCCTACCACTGGTTGTCTTCGGGGCGATGGCGTTTCAGGACGTCTTCAGCACGGCGAAGATAGAGTTGCTTGAGCAGCGTCATCCCTGGTTGGCAGGCATGGCGGATGGTTTCGCCGATGTTGGAGGTGCTCTCTCGGTTGGTATTGGTGGGGCGTCCATTTTGCGTTACGGCTTTAGTCCAGAGACTCTTTTGATCATGCTGGCTTTATGGTCGGCGTCTGTGGTCGGGGCCCGGATTGGTTACTGGTTGACCAATCGCAACCGTATTGACACAGAGCCTCCAATTACGCTAATCTAAATGGTATGCCCTGCGTAGAGGAACTTTTACGAGACAACGTCGAATGGGCAGATGACTATGAGTAACATGTTGCCCATGGACCAAGACATCTTCGTGAAACGCACCGATCCCGTCTACATGGCTCATGCCTATCTCACCAAAGTCCCCCTTGCTGCGATCGAGCCGTTCATCACGCGCTTCACCGAACCTGGCGCAACCGTTGTGGACCCCTTCGCCGGCTCTGGCATGACCGGCGTCGCCGCCGCGATCCTTGGACG